AACCGGATCAAATACGTTTAGCAAAAATAGGTTGTCCAGGTAAGGCTAATGGTGGTCGAATAGGTTTTGACCAAGGTTTAAATGTAACAGCGTGTGCTACAAAAGGTGTGGAAAAATTAAAAGGAGATCCTAGTAAACTGACACCAGGTGATAAAGCAAATGTAACAGCTATAACTAAAACAATTCAAGGTGGGAGATTTTTAAAAAATATGTTAGGTCCAACAGCCTTGGCTTATGAAGCGTTATTTGCTGCTCCATTTGTTGCGTATGAGTATGCAAAAGGTGCAAACAAAGATGAAATTATATCTAATGCCACTTATGGTTTGTTTGGTAAAAGTGAAGAAGAACAGTTAAAAGAAAAATATGCAGACTATGGGAAAGCACAAAAATTGAAAGATACATATGATGATTCATTAAGAGCAGAAAATTTATCTACTCAAGGTGGTGGATATAGAACACAAGCAATGAATAAATTAAAAGCAGAAAATTTAAACAAAAAGGTTTTAGAACAATCAAAAACATTTAATACTATCCTGCCCCCAAGCAAAGGTTTTAAAGGAGACTTTGATTTAAATATGTTTTTTAATGCTCAAGCTCTTGATCAAAAAAGAAGAGAAGAGTTTGCAAAAGAAAAGAAAATGAGATCTAAAAAAAGAGATATATTAAAACCCTCAACAGGTTTAGAGGCAATTGAACTCGCAGGCGGTGGTATTGCAAAAGAAGCAGGCGATAGATCAGGCCCTGCACCACAATCAGGACCTACACCTCAAGGGTTGCAAGGTCTATTTAATCGTGTTAAGAAGATATAGGAGAAATAAATGGCAGATATAGACAAAGGACTTCCTAATACTAGGACTAAGATTGACATTCCTTCAGAAGAAGAGATGTCAGAAGAAGTTAATATTCAGGAAGAAGACGTTAATAAAGAACCTGTAGAGATTATTCAAGAAGAAGACGGCGGAGCTACGTTAGACTTTGATCCCAGTGCAATTAATATTTCTGGAACAGAATCACACTTTGATAACTTAGCTGATATTTTACCTGATGATATTTTAGAACCTGTTGGAAATGAAATGGTTCAAAATTTTATGGATTACAAATCATCTAGAAAAGAATGGGAACAATCTTATAGAACAGGATTAGATCTTCTAGGTTTTAAATACGAAAACAGAACAGAGCCTTTTCAAGGAGCTTCAGGTGCAACGCACCCAGTTCTAGCAGAAGCTGTTACACAATTTCAAGCTCAAGCTTACAAAGAATTATTACCAAGTGATGGACCAGTAAGAACACAAGTTATTGGTAAAAAAAGTCCTCAGGTAGAACAGCAGGCACAACGTGTCAAAGATTTCATGAACTATTTAATTATGGATCAGATTAAAGAATATGAATCTGAATTTGATTCTATGTTATTTCATTTACCATTAGCAGGTTCTACATTTAAAAAAATTTACTACGATGTGCCACTTGGAAGAGCGGTATCAAAGTTTGTACCAGCGGATGAATTAGTTGTCCCGTATACTGCTACCTCATTAGAAGATGCGGAGGCAGTTATTCATACCGTGAAAATTTCAGAGAACGAACTGAGAAAACAACAAGTGTCTGGATTCTATAGAGATGTAGAATTAGGTCCTCCAGGAACACCTTTAAATAATGATTTAGAAAAAAAAGAACGTGAACTAGAAGGAACTAAAAAATCAGGTACAAACGAACCTGTCTACACTTTATTAGAATGTCATGTTAATTTAGATTTAGAAGGTTTTGAAGATGTTGGTGAAGATAAAGAACCAACTGGAATTAAACTACCTTACATTGTAACTGTTGAAGAAGGAAGTAGATCAGTTCTAGCTATAAGAAGAAACTATGCTCCAGAAGATGTAAAGAAAAACAAAATACAATATTTTGTGCATTTTAAATTTTTACCAGGATTAGGTTTTTATGGTTTTGGTTTAATTCACATGATTGGTGGATTGTCGAGAACAGCGACTTCAGCTTTAAGACAGTTATTAGATGCTGGAACTTTAGCTAACTTACCTGCTGGATTTAAACAACGTGGAGTTAGAGTTAGAGATGAAGCGTCGCCAATACAACCAGGTGAATTTAAAGATGTAGATGCACCAGGTGGTAATTTAAGAGATGCATTCTTTCCACTACCCTACAAAGAACCAAGTCAAACACTTCTACAATTATTAGGAGTGGTTGTACAAGCAGGTCAAAGATTCGCGGCTATTGCTGATATGCAAGTGGGTGACGGAAATCAAGGTGCTGCAGTTGGAACTACAGTTGCACTTCTTGAGCGTGGTTCACGTGTAATGTCTGCAATACATAAAAGATGTTATGCAGCAATGAAGAATGAATTTAGATTGTTAGGAAAAATAGTTGCACAGTATTTACCACCAGAATATCCTTATGATGTTGTGGGTGGTGAAAGAAATATTAAACAATCTGATTTTGATGATAGAGTAGACGTGGTCCCAGTTGCTGACCCTAATATATTTTCAATGTCACAAAGAATAACTTTAGCTCAAACGCAATTACAAATTGCAACAAGCAATCCACAACTTCACAACATGTATCAAATTTATAGAAACATGTATAATGCGATTGGTGTAAAAGATGTAGATGCCGTTCTGCCTCCAACACCACCAGAAGCACCTAAAGATCCTTCTTTAGAACACATTGATGCTATGGGTGGTAAACCTTTCAAAGCTTTTCCTGGTCAAGATCATAGAGCACACATTACAGCTCACTTGAATTTTATGTCTGTTAACATGGTAAGAAATAATCCACCAGTTATGGCTGCAGTTCAAAAAAATATATTAGAGCACATTTCAATTATGGCTCAAGAACAAGTTCAAATGGAGTTTAGAGAACAGCTTGCACAGATACAACAGATGCAACAGATGGCAGCAACTAACCCACAGATACAAGAACAAGTTCAAATGTTAAATAACGAAGTAGAAGGTAGAAAAGCAGTGTTAATTGCTGAGATGACAGAAGAATTTATGAAAGAAGAAAATAAAATTACTTCTCAATTTGATAATGACCCACTATTAAAGTTAAAATCACGTGAAGTTGATTTAAGAGCAATGGAAAATGATAGAAAAAGAGAAGCTGATGAAGCAAAAACCAATTTTGATAGAGCAAAACTAATGCAAGCAAGAGATTTAGCCGAAGATAAGATGGATCAGAACGAAGAATTAGCAGAATTAAGAGCTAATACAAGTTTAGCTAAATCTGGCATGCAACAAATGTCTATCTTTGATGAAAAATAATGATATATTAAGTTAACAAAGGTAAAAACTATGATGAACTATAAAAAAGAAAAACAAATAGCAGTTCCATCGCAGAATGTTGAAATAGATCCAAGATCTAAGACTACTGCCAACAGTGCCTTCAACTATATTCCTACTGGAGACAAGGAACAAGTTAAAGGAACTAAAAGAATGCTATCTAATAAAAAGAAAACAGCTACTTGGTACTAATATGTGGTTTTCGGCAATTAAATTAGCCGTCTCTGCTGGTAGTAAAATTTACGCTAACAAACAGAAGACTAAAATGGCAATGTCGGATGCACAATTGATGCATGCTTCTCGTATGGCTTCGGGAGAAGAAGCTTACCAAGGAAAACTACTTGAAGCTAGACAATCAGACTGGAAAGACGAGGCAGTTTTAATAATTTTAAGTTTGCCAATCGCAATCTTAGCCTGGGCAGTCGTAAGTGACGATCCAACAGCAATGGACAAGGTAAAATTGTTTTTCGAGATGTTCTCAGAGCTACCAAAATGGTTTACTAATCTTTGGATACTTGTAGTAGCGTCAATCTATGGTATAAAAGGAACACAAATATTTAAAGCAGGAAAAAAAGGATAAAATATGCCAGGACAAAATCCAAAAAAAAAAATAAGAGCTACTAAAGGTAAAGCTTCAAAATCTAAACCAGTTGAGAGAGAAGAAAAACTTTTTTTTCCAACAGATTACCAACAAAGTATAATTGATAGAGGTCTAGGAACTTTTAATTCTAAAACAGGTAATTTTTTGCAACAACCAAAAAAACCTATGAAAAGAGGTGGTGTAGCACTAAAAGGTGGTGGTAGAGCATTTGGAAGAAATTCATAATGGATAAATTAAAAAAACAAATATTTAAAGGAGGAAAAAAATAATGGGAATTTTATCATACGGATACAAAGCTTTAAAAGCTGCAGGTAAAGCTATCAACAAAACTAAAACAAACGTACCTGAGACAAAAATACAAAAAGCAACAAGAGATTTAAAAATTGGTACAGAAAAATTAAAAGGTTCAACAGCAAAATTAAAACAAACTGCTTTTGAAATAGAAAATGATATGCCTTTAACTTTTAAAAAAAGTACAAAAAAATCTGAATCAAATAAAGAAGCATATAAAAGAATACAAAAAGATAATACCAAAGTAATAGGTAGAATGTTTAAAAAAGCTAAAGGAGAATAATGCCAGGAAAACCAATTAGTAAAAGTAAAAATAAAGGATTAGCTAAACTAGCTAAATCAAACCCTGAGTTAGCAAAAAAGTTTGGATATAATCCAAAAAGAATGGTTGCTAAAACAGGTGGGAAAGCGAAAAAATAATGGCTAAACTTTGTGCAAAAGGCAAAGCAGCCGCTAAAAGAAAATTCAAAGTATACCCTTCAGCATATGCTAACATGTACGGTTCAGCCGTATGTTCAGGAAAAGTTACACCAGGTGGCAAAAAGAAAACTAGAAAAAAAGCTATGGGTGGTGGAATGATGGATATGACTAGAATGAAATACGTTAAAGGTGGCTGTGTTTAATGCGTACTCACTTTTCAAAAGGTGGGTTGAGAAAATGGGTATCGGAAAAATGGGTCGATATTGGAGCGCCGAAGAAAGACGGGAAGTATCAACCTTGCGGGAGAAGCAAAGGCTCAAAGAGGAAATATCCAAAATGCGTCCCACTTGCAAAAGCCACACAGATGTCAAAAGGGCAAAAGGTGAGTGCTGTCAAACGAAAAAGAGCAGCTGGTAATCCAGGTGGTAAACCTACAAACGTAAAAACATTCACATGAGACAAGATTTTAAAAGAGGTGGTAGTCCAGCGTGGACTAGAAAAGAAGGTAAGTCAGAGTCCGGTGGATTAAATCAAAAAGGTGTTGATTCGTATAAAGCAGCGAACCCTGGTTCTAAATTAAAAACTGCTGTTACAACAAAACCATCAAAATTAAAAAAAGGATCTAAAGCTGCAAAAAGACGTAAGTCGTTCTGCGCGCGTATGAAGGGGATGCGTAAAAGACAAAAGGCTAGTAATAATACTGGAGAGGATAGATTATCTAAATCACTTAGAAAGTGGAATTGCTAGTGAGAGATACAAAAGCTTTAGAAGAATATTCTAAAAAGAAAGAAAAAGATAAAAAACAAATGAACCTTTTTAAAGAACTAAAAAAAGAAGTGAATACGGGAGCTAATGGTACTCAAGATTATGTTATTAAAAAAGGTGAAAACACAGGAAAGGTAGCGAAGAAATAATGCAATTAGAAACAGTAATAAATAAAACTTTAAGATTTTTAGATTCAAGAATAGAAGATTTGTCAATATCCGTAACTTCTGGAGGGGTTGACAGTATGGAAAATTACAAGTATATAATAGGACAAATCAATGCACTGGAATCAGTGCGTCAGGAAATCTCTAACCTGCTAAACGATAAGGAGCACAATGAAGGAACAGTCATCAATATTAACACCGAACAATGATCTTGTTGGTGTAAAAAAATCAGAGAAAAAAGAAGAGAAAGAACCTAAGTTACCAAAGCCTACTGGGTGGAGGTTAATAGTTTTACCTTTTAAAATGAAAGATAAAACTAAAGGTGGATTAGTATTAGCTGAAACAACTTTAGAGAGGCAACAAGTTGCATCTCAAGTTGGTTTGGTTATGGCTATGGGTCCTCAATGTTACAAGGATAAAGAAAGATATCCCGAAGGCCCGTGGTGCAAGGTCAAAGATTGGGTAATGTTTGCACGTTATGCAGGCAGCCGAATTAAAATAGACGGCGGAGAAATGCGTTTATTAAATGACGACGAAGTATTAGCAACAATTGATAGTCCAGAGGACATCTTGCATGAGTTTTAATCATAGAAAGGAGTAACTATGCCAGACGAAGAAAATAAATTAGTACCAATAGATACATCAGGACCTGATGCAGAAGTTTCTATTGAAGAAACAAAAGACGAATCCGTTGTAGAAACGGAAAACACGGAACAAGATACAGGAACAGATAAAACATTTGAAAACGAACGAGAAACAAGGTTAGACGAAAAAAAACAAGATGAAAATCTTGAAGATTACAGTAAAGGGGTACAATCTCGTATTGCGAAATTAACTCGTAAAATGAGAGAAGCAGAAAGAAGAGAACAAGCTGCTGTTCAGTACGCAAGAGCTGTTGAAGAAAAAAGACAGGTTCTAGAAAAGAAGTTTGAAAAAACTGATTCTGAATATGTTAAGAAGTTTGAGACTAGTATTAATACCGGTTTAGAAGCTGCACAAAAAGAATTATCGTCAGCTATTGAAAACGGAGATGCTACTGCTCAAGTAGAAGCTAACAAAAGAATTGCAACTCTTGCTTTTGAGAATGCAAAACTTGAACAAACTAAAGAAGGTAGAGAACGAAGACAGGAAGAAATACCTGTTAATGTTCCTCAAAACCAGGTTATGCAACCTGCTCAAACAATGCAAGAACCGATTAATACAGATCCCAGAGCTGATGCTTGGGCATCTAATAATAGTTGGTTTGGCAACGATAGAGCAATGACATATACTGCTTTTGAGATACATAAGGACTTAACTGATAAAGAAGGTTATGATCCCAATTCTGACGAATATTATGCAGAAGTTGATAAAAGAATTAGAGTTGACTTCCCTCATAAATTTGGTAATACTAACAATAGGCAAACGACCGCCCCTGTTCAGACAGTGGCTTCAGCCACAAGAAGCGTAAAGCCTGGTCGCAAAACTGTGAGACTCACATCTTCACAAGTAGCAATAGCTAAAAAATTAGGTGTGCCACTCGAAGACTACGCAAAACAATTAAAACTCACGAAGGAAGGAGCGTAACATGGAAAAAGAAAATAAAAATACTTCTCAACGTGCGGATCAAACACGGTCAAAGTCTGAAAGACCAAAAGTGTGGGTTCCACCATCTTCTCTAGATGCACCCCCTGCACCTGATGGATTCAGGTATAGATGGATTAGAGCAGAAAGCGTTGGCTTTCAAGATACGAAAAACATATCTGGAAGATTAAGAGAAGGATATGAATTAGTAAGATCTGAAGAAGTTGAAAATGCATCTGACTATCCTACTGTCGAAGACGGTAAATACAAGGGAGTGATTGGGGTAGGTGGCCTTCTACTTGCGAAGGTACCAACAGAAATCGCGCAACAACGTCAAGAGTATATG